GCAGCAAAAACTCAGGGAACTATTATAATTAAAGAATATCCTACTGCATCTGCACATGCTGGTCACTTTAAAGCACTTCTTAATGAGTTGTCACTTAAGAAGTCATTTAGACCTGATATTATTTTTATTGATTACCTTAATATATGTGCTTCCTCTAGGTATCGCGGAAACAGCACTGTCAATTCATATAGCTATATCAAGTCTATTGCTGAAGAACTTAGAGGCTTGGCTGTCGAAGCCGAGGTCCCTATCGTATCTGCCACCCAGACCACTCGTTCTGGTTTTGGTAGCTCTGATGTTGACATTACTGACACTAGTGAGTCCTTTGGTCTCCCTGCTACTGCTGATCTTATGTTTGCCCTTATTTCTACAGATGAGCTTGAAGGGATGGGACAAATTATGGTAAAGCAGTTGAAAAATCGTTACAATGATCCAACAGTAAACAAAAGATTTGTTGTTGGGATTGATCGCGCCAAAATGCGTCTTTATGATTGTGAGCAATCTGCCCAAGATGACATCCTTGACAAATCTAGGGATGAGGAGTATGATTATGAGGAACACAACGTTAAGAAATCTTTTGAGGGATTTAAGTTTTGATCTATTACACAGTATATGATTCTGGTGGTAAAAAGATATCTGATTGTGGTTCTGAACTAGATGCTAAGTTTTTAGCAGAGCAACGTAAAGGAACTTACAGAACAAATCGTATTGAAGGTTGGTTTCATACTATAGAAGTTGAACCAATCAATTTACAACTACCTCAAATCTTAATTGATTGTGGAGAAGTTGAAGAACAACAAAAATTACCTGCACAACAACAAGAACCTTTAGAACTATGAGCACCGTTGATACCAAAAAATACATTGAATTTGTAGATGCAGTAACATCTAACGAAAGTAAAAACTATTCCCATTTTGCTGCTAGGATTTTTGATCTTGAAAATGAAAATTTTCCTACCGAGCGACTGCTTACTGCTGCTGTAGGTATGTCTGCTGAGGCAGGTGAGTTTACTGAGATTATTAAAAAAATTATCTTTCAAGGTAAACCTGTAAATGAAGAAAATCTTTTCCATTTGAAGCGTGAATTGGGTGACATCATGTGGTATGTTGCTCAAGCATGTATTGGACTAGGAATTAGTCTTGATGAAGTCATGGAAATGAATGTAGAAAAACTTGTTGCTCGCTATCCTGGTGGGCAATTTGATGTCCATTATTCTGAAAATCGTAAAGAGGGAGATCTATGACAACACGTCAATTTGTAACCAAGTCTGGTGATACCTGGGAATGGGAAGAAACTCCAGAAACTATTCAAGCACTAAAACAATTACATGAAACTGTAAAAGAAAAAGAAAATGAAACCAGTAACTCTTGATGAATACAAAGAAGTAGGACCACTATTTTTTGAAAAATACTGGTATGTTTCTAAAGAAATTGGAGAAAATGCAAAACCAGAAGATATTCTCAAAGTAATGGAATCACTTGCTGGTCTTGCTATGCTAAAAAGGACTGAAGAAAAGAGTCCTGTTGGTTTTAATAAAAATCCGGAGAATAGTAATGAGTAATTATGATGTTGTAGACATACAACTAAGTTTAACTGTTAATGAAGCATTAGAAATTAGAAATATCCTCTTTGATCATCAAAAAGGATATGGACTTGAACATGTTCCTGAAAGAATTTCTAAAGTTCGAAATCTGATTAATGAACTAGATGCTCAAATTAAGAGATCGATAGATGGGGGATGTCCTCCAGGGACAGTATATATAAATGGAGTATGTGCTGATCTCTAAATAAATAAAGGAAAGATAAAATCTTTCCTTTTACTGCCCAAGTGGTGAAATTGGTATACACGCATGACTTAGGATCATGTGCCTTGTGCGTGGAGGTTCGAGTCCTCTCTTGGGCATTTATTATAAATATTAGAATAGTATTAAGATATTAAAAATATTCTATTTAATAATGAGAAGATTTACCGAATTTCTTTCAGAAGCAACTGCTGCGTCAACTCAAGCAAAGAAACTAGCTTTAGCTCCTGATGGACATGGGGGTTATTATAATAGGGCAACTGGAGAATTTGAAGCAAAATCTGTTGGTGGAAAATTACAATTCTTCAATAAAAGACAAATTGTTGGTAGAAAAGATCCTAAACAATCTGATTTTGAAAAAAATATTCCATTGGGATCTTTTTTAGAAAACGTTCAGCAAGAAGTTCCTCAAGAACCAGTTGATCAGCAAATGATGGATCAACCAATTTCAAATGCACCTCCAGTAGAAAAGAAAAAGGGAACTTTGAATATTGTATTTGGTAGATTCAATCCACCAACTGCCGGACATCTTCAAGCTATGGATATTGCTGCTGGAGCGGCAATTGATGAAGGTGGGGAATATATAATCGTTCCTTCAAGATCTCAAGATCCTAAAAAGAATCCTTTAGATCCAGATACTAAGATTTCATTTATGAGAAGGATGTTTCCTTTCCATAGTGAAAGAATTGTAAATGATTCAAACTTTGAGACTATTTTTGATGTTTTAAAGAAAGCACACAATGATGGTTATACAAATGTGAGAATTATTTGCGGATCAAATAGAGTTAAAGAATTTGAAAAACTTGCTAATAATTATAATGGAGAACTTTATGAATTTGGATTTATTGAAGTAATTCCATCTGGAGACATTGATCCTGATGGTAAAGGATTGGAAGCAATATCAGCATCAAGACTTAGATTAGCAGCTGCCGAGGGTGATTTTATTACATTTAGATCTGGTCTACCAGAAGAATTGAAAAGAAAAGAAGCATTAGAACTTTTCTATCTTGTTCGAATGGGAATGGGAATAGAGGAGATCCAGCAAGAAAGATTTAATGTTTGGGAAATTGCCCCTAAGTTTGATCAAAAATCTTTAAGAGAAAATTATATAAACGAAAATATATTTAAACTTGGTGAAAGTGTTGAAAATTTAAATACAGGATTAGTTGGTAAAATAATTAGAAGAGGAACAAATTATCTAATATGTGTAACAGAAGATAATATAATGTTTAAGTCTTGGATTAGAGATGTTCAAGAAGCATAATGAAATTTACTAAATAAAATTATAAAAGAGTAAAAGTTTAAATTAATCACATGAAAAAACATATTGCTGAAGAGTTACCTGCAAGAAGGCATCCCCAGGCAAAAATGTCTGAAAAACCATCTGGGGGAGGTGGCGATGATAAAAAACCATCTGGAGATACTTCTGGTGGCGGTGATAAGTCTACAGAAAATAAAGTAAGTCAAGCTGCTTCTGATATCAGATATAGAGCAAGAAGAGAGAATATTACTCTACAACAAGCTTACTCTCAGTATATGCAAAATACCAACATGTCTGAGATGGAAAAGCGCATGGTAAGAGATAAACTATTTGGTAAGGGTGAAAATCAGTCGGAAGATTATGATATCAAGAATTTTGCCTCAAATACTATGGCAAAAGTTCTATCAAAAGTTTTTGTTGAAAATACTAAAGAAGATGTAAATATTTTAGATGATGAATATATTGCAAGATTGAAAGAAGAAATGGAAGGAGGAACTGCTGATAGGAGAAAATATAAAGTAAAAGTAAGAGATCCAAAAAACAATGTAGAGTATGTGAGAAGAGCAGATCGCTCTAAGATTTCTAGACTTAGAGATAAGGGATTGGATGTTGAGCATACTGGTTATGGTAAAGAGTATGAAGGTGAGCGTGGAAAGAAAGCAAAGAAAGATTATGATGGAGATGGTAAAGTAGAATCATCCTCCAAGGAACATGCTGGTGTTGTTCATAATGCAATTCAAAGATCAAGGGGTGGAACTCCTGATGGTAAAGATACTCGTAAAGAAGAGTATTTTAATGAACTGACACAACCATCTTCTGTTGGTTCAAGAGAAAAGAATGCAAGTAAAATAGATGTTCTTCCAGCAGGAGCAAGAAATAAAGTAAAAGTTAATCCAGAAATGGGATCTAATAAAAAATTGATGGCACATAATGAACTTTCTGGAGAAGTAATTTATGAAAGTGCATACTCTAAGTTTTTGAATAATGTTTCCACTCTTCGTGAGGAAGCAAAAAGTGTAAATCAAAGAAGACTTTTTGGACTTGCTTTGTCAGTATTACGAGGTGATACTCCTAAGAGTGAAGTAAGTGAAGAAGTTATGAAAATTGTCGAAACAATGTCAGAAACTGAAATTCGTAAGTTCGCTAAAACAAAAGAATCTGGACTTCCAGTTCAAAAAGAAGAAAAAGAATGTGAAAGATGTGGTAAGTGTTCCTGCGAATGTGGTGATATGCGTGGTGAATATGCAAGAAGAAATGTTCTAAAGAATAAATTGAGATCAATGGGAATGAAAAATCCTATTATGGTTAGTACTGATATGATGGGTGGTAAAAAGGTTGATGAGCAAACAATAAGGCAAGGAACAGATGCTACCGGTAAAGATGTCGGTGGTCCAGGATCTAAGTATGAAAAAGAAGATGGAAAAGGTGCTGATCTTAGAGGTAAAGCTAGAGAAAAATATTGGAATAGATGGCAATCTAAAACTGGTGTAAAAGGAGCTTGATCGTTATATATAATGATGACCATATTTTTGTTGAGTCATGTTAGCAATTCTACTTCCATTAGCATCTAAAATTATTAAAGATGCTGTTTCAAAAATTCCTGAAAATGAAGAACTTGGTGAAAAGTTGATTGAAATATGTCTCGTAATTCTAAGTAAAGCAGTAAAGCTTACTAAGACTGATATGGATGATCAACTCCTTGAAGTAGTATCAAAAGCAATTAAATCTAGAGAAACTGCATAATATATAAGAGACCTTAAGGTCTCTTTTTTTTATAAATATCAATATAAAGAATTTATAGGGAAAGGTAACATGTCTCTTTGGGGCACAGCAGATGCTGTTTATTCAACTGGCACTATAACTGTAGATTATGCCGCTAAAACCATCACTGGTTCCGGAACAACTTTCAGCAAT